CAACCGTAATCACATAGCATAAGTTTATCTCCTTGCTATGTTATTTAGTCAAACTTACCCTAAAAGCAGATTATTTTATAACCGGCTCAGCCGAATGAGTGTGGCTGCTAAATTTATCTCGGGGTCACTCACCAGCGTGTGATCTACCATGCCCTGCTTAATTATCAGCACAGCCCTGTCCTGATTTTCTTCTTCTCCGAAAATTTCTAAATTGTCATACAGCCAACGATAGACTTCTTCCATCTCTTCAGCTCGTAATTTGCCACAGAGAAGTTTACGAGCATCTTGAATTTTGCCTGCCTTGAATAAATCGACCATGTCAAACTTCCAATCAGCCTCGCCTTCGTCACCTTTGCTGGGTGCATTTAATTCGCTGTTGCTGACATTCTGTTGCACCATGTTGATTGCTTTGCGTAGATCAGGATAGGCAACTTTTACATAGTTATCAAGAGTTTCGAGATCGAACGCAACGTTTTCCTCTACCAAAATAGTAGCTATGCGAGCTGTGAATTCTGTTTGATCGATTTTTTCAATATGAAACCCTTGGCAACGCGAGTGAATAGCAGGAATAATTCTGTTAGGATAGTTACAAGTCAGGATAAATCGCGCAGTATTGTGATACTCTTCCATTACGCCGCGCAGTGCTGCCTGTGCGTTGGGTGACAGATAGTCAGCCTCATCTAATAACACCACCTTGAACGGACCAAACGGAATCATCTGCACAAAATTAGTTATTTTATCTCTCACATCTTCTACAGAGTTGGTGCGACTGGCATTTATTTCTAATACATCGTATTCTTCTACGCCTAACTCATTTATTAATACCTTTGCCATTGTGGTCTTGCCAATCCCTGCACTGCCACTGAATAACAAATGAGGAATACTCTGATCTTTGACCCAAGTTTCAATTTGCTTTCTCTGAGATTCGTCCTTAAAGACATAATCAGCAGTGTTTTTAGGTCTCCATTTCTCTACCCAAAGTTCTTTCATTTTTGTCTCTTCCAAATGTCGTTTGTGTCGTATGTAAAGCTGCCGATGAATTCGCCAAAATCCCAGTCGTCGGGAGAAAGCAAGCTTAACATATAATCGTGTCCTGTCCAATACAAGTGGTAAGTTTTACCAACTATAGGAATAAAGTTGTAACGTGCAGTATAACAGAGTTGTGTATCCTCTGCAAGTTTTAATAATGCTTCATATTGTTCTTTTATTTCATCTAATTGTTGATTTAAGTGGTGGTTAGCAGTATTGTGCCTAGTTCTAAATCCAAGATTGTCTGGGACAGTAATTGCAGGTGCACCCACATTGCTGCCATAGGGCAGACTCATGGGATTTTCTGCAACCATCTTTGACTTATTATCGGACATAAGGTGCCAGTTCGGGAGGTTGCCAGCCTTCTGGTTTTAATACTTTCCCGTCATCTCTCTTGCAAACCTTTCCTGTTTCGGAATCTACCTTGGCAAAGTTTGTGCGCATCACTTCATTCCACGCACCTTCTAAATCTGCACCCATCGAGTGTCCCGCGCCAATAGTCACAACTAGAATATCGACGAGTGCATCCAGTACTTCAACCTCGTCTTGATCGTCGATTGCTTCGATCAATTCGTTCATTTCTTCGGCGATTAGTTTTACATACATGCCCATTTGTTCTGGATTGGGCTCTCCCACAGTTTGGTCACACGCAGTCATAAAGTCAGATTGATCCTTGAAAGGATTAGACATTGTTTCTCCTTATTTTGATAGATGCTTTATAATAGTTTCTTTTTCTCTTTCATGCAACCATTCCTCTTCGCCTGCAAACTGCGGACAAGTCTCGATTTGTTCATCTAAGAGGAATTTAAGCTCGTATAGTTCTTTTTTGAGCTCAAAGGAAGTAAAGCCCTCGTTGTAAGGGCTTTTACATTCTCGTGCTATTTGCATTATTTGAGTTTTAAGATCTTGGGGGTTCCAATCTTTTTTTCTTAGGTACATGGTTTACATAAAATCGCTAGGGTCAACTGTAAAACTTTCGCCGTCGCTGTGTTCCTGACCAATATAATCCATGTTTGGCTTCCCTTCGCCAGTAAAAATACCTATAATACCGTCGGGATCTGCTTTTTGAATCTCAAACTCGTCATCGCCGTCTGCAATTTTTATTTTTCTACTCCAGCGGCCGTGTTCCAGTAGTATCCAATCACCGACACCGAATTCGAGATTTTTTTGGGTGGGCCCAATATCAAACACTTTGGCCCAACGTGGCTTAACACCGTGGCCTTTTGCGTCGTCGTTGTTAAGGATAATTCCACCGGCGGTTTTCATTTCGCCGAAATACATATCTCTAACCAAAATATCTTCGCCTTTAGCGCGAACTTTGCCTTCTATAGCATACACTGACATTTATTGATCCTTAGAAATTTCATCTTCTCGCACACTGCGAGGATTTTTATTGTAGTAATCCTTTAAAATCTCTTCACGTGTTCTCACAATCTCTCCGCGAGGTCCTAATTCGTCACCTCTTGCATTTACTCGAATATTCCCAACTGCTGGTTCTAGTTCGTTTTGGAGAGATAGCCTTTCCATATCAACTTCTTTACCTTTAAGGCTTTTGTATACCTTACCCATCTGCGGTCTCCTTGAAAAATTCTTCTATTGGTAGTTTGTATTTAATACTGTCCACCCTATGAACCCCTAGTAAAAAGAGCACATAACTTGCCACGCTTGAGCCTCGTCCGACACCCCACACAATGTTGTTGGCCTTTAGTGTATCAACAATATATTTCATGCAACGCAACACGTCGAGCATGTTCTTTTTCTTGTATAGGGTCATTTCCTGTTCAACTCGAACGTGTTCTTCTTTTGTGTTACAGAGGGATAAAACATGGCTTTCTATGTCTAGATCTCGATATTCTTGAGGAACAAACCACGCATTTGGATCTGGCTCTTTTGGAACGGGGTATTTGAGATGTTCTTCAACTAGTCTATTTTTATATTGTTCGAGATCGTCTTTGGTATCGGCGTATAATAGAACGTCCGGACCGAACATTCTTACGCCTTCAATAAGGTCTTGCATAGAATTTTTATTCGACATTAATTAATTGATCGAGACTATCGTCGTCATTGCCGGTCTTTTTCTTGAGAGACCGAGTTGTTAATTCTTCTCTGTATATTGTAATAAATGTTTGTAGTTGTGTCAAGATATAAGGATTATTTTGACGTTGCGCAGATAGATATTTTTTGCTTAAATCCTTGATTTTGGTTTCAAGGTCAGCATCGGAAAGTTCTTCTAAATTACCCTGAAAAGGGTGAAACATTAGGAAAACACCCCAAGATATTGCATGAATATCACATCGCTGTTATGTCTCCACACTTTAACAAATGTAGGATCAGTGTCTGAGTCTACGGTTAGTGTTGCGGGGAAGCTGGGATCTTTCTTAATTACTGTTCCACCGCTGGTAACAAAGTTTACTGTTCTTTGTGTTCCGTCGTTGTAAAATTCTAGAACAATTTCACCTTGACCTTCGGGAGCATCTGTTGCGTTGGGGTCCCCTGGCAAATTTAAGAAATCCACGTTTATGTCTGCGGCAACTATATAGATTTGGTAACTGCCGTTTCTATAGTCAATGGTTGTAGGGCTCTGTGTAACGGAACCGCCAGTAAACTTACTGTTAAATATGTTTTCAAAAACACCATTTGTAATTTTATTGCCATCAAAATCATTGTTTTGATTTAATTTTGCACTAAAGTCTTGTAGTGCTTCTACTTCGGACTGTGCAACTCTTAGACTTTCTTTGATGGTGTCAAAATTGTCTCTAAAAACTTGTGTATCGTTGTCTTGTCCTGCTACAGGAAAATTTTCATTTATTCCTAAGTATTGAATTTCACTCACGGTTCTTTTTCTCCAATTTGTGGAAATGCAAGATATTTATCTTCAATTTCCCCGTCTAAAATATCTATTACGTATCTATCACTTTCGAAGTTCAGTTGTTTAAAATCGAACCCACTTGCACGTATTCTATCTAAAACAGTTTGCCCTCTATCAGGTTTAGCATAACACAGAACCAGTGCTTTTGTATATCCCAGCTCAAATGTTCCGGATTCCTGTATACTGCGCATCCATAACGGTAAAAATGTTCTATCACGTTTGCCTATGCGCTCGATTCTATCGCGCATGTTTGTTATGCTGTTGGGGAATATTCTCTGGTGATCGCTATCACTTACATAGGGAATGTCGCTATCAATTGTAATTGCATCGTAGCTGACCAACACAGGACTGTTTATAGAATCACTTAGTTCTATTTCAGGTGAAATGCTGTTTCCGTTCGTTTCATATTCATCATTTACTTCTACATAAACTGCTTCGTAGAGTGTTTCCTGTGTTTCTGGATCTTTGGCAACGGCGATCTTTACATCTCCAAAATAGATACGTTTTCTATAGTGATTCCTGCTCATTGCCTGTACGTATTCAACGGCGTCTTGAGATTCTATTCCTGCATAAATTAAAACTCTAAGATCAGTTTGCACACTATATTCGGGATCGCCGTATCTATACAAATCATCTGGTCTAAAAATTTCTGCATCTGTTATAAAATCACTCCAATAGAGCCTTTTGTCTTTGTTTTGCAGAGCTTTTATATATAGGCTAGCAAAACTTCTGTTTTCAGTAACAGGTATTGTGATATTAAAGGTTCTAAATGTTTCAGCCAGGCTAGCAAAGTCTCTAGCTTTTACTGTAAAATCGAATTTTCGATCGAATGTTGTTGAGTTGCTGTCAAATGTTGTATCAAATGTTTTAGATCCTGCACTGTCATCTGTTGCACTGTCGCTTTCAAAAAATCTTGTGAGACCGAGCCCTTCCTCGTCTGCAAACTGTTTTACTTTCCCTGTTATAATTCCTGTGGGCAGTAGTGTTAGTCCTGGCGGAAGTTCGCCGTCTTCGAGACTGTAAAATACCTGTCCGCCGTATGCTGTTGTTTCTGCCTTTACAAACTTATTACTAGGTTTATTAGGTGCTAGTTCGCCTCTGTTGCTGGGCGTAGTCCATTGAATCGAGCTTTCGATTTCGCCTATAATATCTATTGTAAATGTTTTTGGTACAGTGGTGTAGCCTAGAGTCCAAAACTCGCCCTCTTCGGGTGTGTTGTTTCTATTGACTTGAGCTGCTATGTAGAGATCACCATCGAATTTTACAGCATCGTCTTTGTTGTATATGACAGAGTTGCTCCATTCTCCTCGTAAATTATATGAAGGAGTTCCTGTGTCAGGAAAATTAATAGCCAAAACAGTAAATTTGTATTGTTTGGTTACAGCATCTTGGTAAGGTACGGATCCTGCAACTTCCCCAGAAACGGTGTCCAGGCTCATACCAGGCGGAAGTTCGCTGGCTGTTCCATCGGGATTTTGATTTTCTAATATATAGGTAGTTACGCCAGGTAGACTGGGCGGATCATAAACTTCTAAAAACAGTGTTACATAGTTTTTGGCTCTATATCTTCCCAGGTAACTGTCTGTGATCCAAATAGGTTCCCTGTTACCGTCGGAATCTGCTTGAAAGAGATTGGTATCTACTTCTAAAATGTTGTTGTCTGCTCTCAAAAACTCTTCGGTAACCACGTAAATTTTAAATAATCTTTCTTCTACTGCTAGGCCGTCTGTTATTCCCACTGTAAAACTGTAAATTCTACTTAGTCTTCTGGGTATAATGTTAGGTTCGTTATAGTCGAATGTTTGGTTGTCGTAGAAAAAAGAATCGTACCCGTTGGTGTTTATTCCTCCAATGTCAAGTGGTATTGTATCAAATCGATTTGTATCGTATCCGCCGTCTGCGTTTCTAGAAAAGTTTATAGCAAACACAGGATCAGTAAACCCGGAGATTAAACCGGAGGACGAAAGTTCGAGGCCCGGAGGGAGCTCGCCGGCATTGGGGATTAGAAAGAATTCTAATTGTTGGCCGGCTAGTAGATCAGGATCTCTTGCGACTAGTTGTAAATTCACCTGCGCATTATCTAAGACAAAGTATGCGTCTGCTGATCCCACATTTAAAAAACCTTCAGGAGTAAGAAAAATTGGACTGTCCGCACCGTCAACAGAGATCTCAAATGTGCGATCTTTGATGCTAACACCGTCGCTTGCTCTAATTGCAAATCTGCTGGTGGTAAATTTAGCAACTTCTGTTGGACTACCTAGTATCTTATTGCCTTCTAGTCTCAAGCCCCTGGGTAGATCGCCTGCCAACAAAGAATAGCTTATTTCGCCTTCTGCGGAACGAGCTTCTAACTCTATTTCGAGTAGGTTTCTTTCAGAAAATATTCCTATGTCTCCTGCAGGTGTGATCCAATCGATCGCCATAATTCTATATTCCGCCGAGATCTAGGTCTATTCTGCTTCCACTTCGAAGTGTGCCAAAGTCTATGTTAGAATTTGCAGTGTTAAATTGTACTGCGTTATCGAATTGCCCGTCGATAGCACCAAAATCATAGTTTTGTAGTATTTCTGTTACCGGAAGAATGTTTTTAATAAACAGACTTGACCCAATTGCAGTGACCTCAATGTCTTTGACGCCGGAATAGGATGCTCCGGCCGACTGTCCCTGCACAGTTATCTGCTGAAAGGTACTTGCTTTGATGCTGCCAGAATCGGTGTCGAACTGTGTAAAAGCATCTGGCTGAGTAGAATTTATTTCTACAGAATCGAGAAATTCGTCGATTCGTATTTTTCTTCCGCCTACTAGGCTTTTAAATTCTAGAGTAGCGCCGGTCTGTTGCTTAAATAAACCCGCGCCTGTTTCACCGAGATTTACGGCAGTTGTTGACAATTCGTTCGACAACTCAGTAAAGTTTGCGTTAACCTTTTCAAATGCAGTGCGTAGATCATCGCCTAGCCCGTCATTTACTCTGTTACCTATGTTAATTAAATCTACCATTATTTTTCCTTACCACGTGTCCGACGACAATTCTATTCTTTTCCATATAACCGTGCTTTCATCAAAATCTGCCACACATACATATAGATAATTTTCGTCTATGGCTATCATTCCTCGCTCGTCGCCTTGAGTTCCTGCTGGACTTGCTGGCACATTTTGCACATATACTTCGGAAAAGTTATCATTAATTTTATTAAAGGCAGAGCGAAGACTGTCTCCGGTTCTATCGTTTGCTGATTGGCCGATGTTTATTGTCTGCTTTGCCATTTTACGCTCCTATTCCGCCGTTTAGTGTTTTAACTAATGCCGCCAACCTATCAATGGCCTCTCCCACAGTGGTTGGTGCGTTGCCGTTCCAGTCGCTTGCGGTTGCGGGTGTATAAACAACTTGGCCATTTACACCATCTATCACCATTGACGAATCGTCTGCAAATACAGAACCTGTAATATCTGCTGTTATACCATTGTTGCCAATCGAAATGTTCGATGCGTTTACTATTAAATCATCAACAATCGACAATGTCATTAGACCAGCCACAGCCGTACCAAAGTTGCCGGATGCTGAAATACCTACAGAATCTACTGCTACTGAGATATCTCCGTCTGATGCGAAAGACAGATTATCGGTTACGGAGAATGCTGACGATCCCCCGTCAACAAAACTAAAAGATAAGCCAAAATCGTTAATCGAGAATGCTGAATTCGTTGTGCTGTTAGCTGTGAACCCTGCTCCACTTACCGTAAAAAAGTTTCCGGGATTAGACCAATTTCCAGTTAGTGTTCCTGGTATAACTGCATTAGCTCCGTCTACAAGCTTTGTGCTGTCGTCGGCAAACACAGATCCTGTAACATCACCTAGATGATACCCTGTAGTGTTGCCTAGTATGTCAATTGTTCCAATGCCATCTAGATTCTCTGCTGGTATAATACCGTCAACGCCATTTACAAGTATTGTCGAATCGTCGGCATACACACTGCCATTGATATCAATATTTTGACTTATTTCGATTTTTAGTGCATCAGCAACAGGATTGTTAGTTAATTGTATTCCGTAACCCGGCTCCAGTGTCAATTGATCGGTTGTTATGTCTGCTACAATATCATTGATGCCAAATGTGTCGTCTATCAGTCTAATTCTACCAAACGCAGGCTGTGCTGGTGCACTGTTTTGTATAGTTGCGATACCAGTTGCAGTTTCTGTAGAAACTGTAATACCGAATCCGCCCTGAACTTCTATTACCCCTGTATTGGTCAAAGTCGGGTTTCCTGATGCGGAATCTACAGCAATTCCTATGCCTTGTGTTCTTCCGTTTAGATTGTTTGTGTTCTCAATAGTCAATACACCCGTGTTGGTTACGGTTATATTACCCGTAGAACTTGAAACATCTATTCCCGAACTGGCAGCTAGTGCTGTTACGCCTGTGTTGTCAAATGTTATTGATTCGGCTGAGCTATCTACACTTAGTCTTATAGAATCTCCACCCAGCAGGTTTAGTGTATCAACAAATTCATCCGCGGCTACCCTATTTCCGTCTTCGATTTGGACTGCCTTAAAGAATGTTTTATCGGGATCAATTATAAGACTTCCGTTAACTGTTGCGTTTGCCGGAAGCTCAATAGTGTTGTCTACACCTTTTATTTGTGCTGATCCTATCCATAACCCGCTGTCCTCGCTGTCAGAATCAGGAATAAACGGCGACAGATAAATCGACTTCCATCTCTGTGTTTCGTCGCCAAGCGTGTAGACGTCATTTTCTGCAGGCCATAGGCCTGTGTATAAATTCCTAAAGTCTAAATTAGCAAAGCTGGTAGTTGTTTGTATTTCTCCTCCGCCCGACGGATTAACATCAAACCCTGTGCCATCTAAGGGTGCCGTAAGCTCTTCGTCTGTAAATAGCTCTACTTCTGTATCAGATACTGCTTTAATAAAATAGGTGTTGTTGTCTAGTTGCGAAACACCTGTTGCAGTCAGTGTTGCTTGAGCTCCGCTAGTGAAATCGTTAGATTCGACTGTTACAACTCGCACAGGCGTGCTTTCAGCCGTGCCTGTTTCGATGTGAGCTATTTCTGCTGGTGTATTTCTTGCAAGCGCTGCACCTAGCAGTGTAAAGTTTTCGTTTATTCTTTGCAGAGCATCGTCAAAATTACTCCAAAGTATTGGTGCAGTCCCAGAAGATATATTTGAATTATATGCCATTTATGATCTCCCTACCGCTACTTCTATTACGCCTACGCCGTCGCCGTCGTAGTCTTGTATAGCTTTTCCTACAATGGCACCGGGAACTACTTCTGGTGACCTCACCGCAACTCCTTCTATTTCAGACGTGACAAGTATATCGCCCTTGCGTATTTTTCCTAATACCTTAACAGGAACCCTTCCTGTAAGTGCAACTAGATTTTTTAAACCGGGACAGCCTGTAAACATTGCAAAGCCTGCTGTGTTCGAAACAACTCCTGCTATCCTTGTGTCTGCATATCTGGTAGTTGTAGTTACTTCTTTGTCGCCACCGAACACAAGCACAGTGCCTACTTCGTATTCTCTGTCACCTTCGTAGTATTCGGCAACGTCTGCCGAATATGTTGCTTCAAATCTTGACTCGTTGGGTGAAGTTCCGGTAAGCGTCCACCTTCCTGTAACGGTTCCGGGCTGAGTATTTCCGCCAGTTGTAAGAGAAGATGTCTGAACTTGGCTACACGTAACAGGTGCATCGTCGGCACCGTCCAATGTTTTAAACTCGTGAACATCGTTTCTATACTGGTTCTTTTTATCGCTAGCAAGACTACCATCAGAAAGGAATATACCCCCTGCTCCTTCGTAAGCATAAATCTGTAAATATCCGCCGGTTGCTGTAACGGTTGTATCTAGCGCGTCTCTGCTGTCGATCTGTAGTTTGGATAAATCGCCTATTCTGGCCGCAAAATCGCCATTACTGTCGCGCTGTATTAATTTGTTATTATCTGACGCGCCTGTATATGCCGCTGATGCTTCTACTATACTGTAATCAACGTCGTTTGCATTTGATGAAGTGTTATCTCTGCGAATAAAACCGGTTTGTGAAAATTGATTCTTCTTAATTGCTCCGCCATCGTTTATAACATCTTCATACGATACTGCAATAACATTGTCAATAGTCACAGAAGGATTAGCTATCACATGCTTGGCATTGATTTGTTCAATCTTGGTTGTAACAATTCCGTTGTCTTTTAATTCAATCCAACCGTCCGTAGAAACAAATTCTGCATCATTAAAACTTGCGACACCGAGCGTAGACTGAATGGTTTGTAGATCTCCTGATTCAGCCTCCTCTAGCGTTTGCGCTAGATTCATGTTCAATTTGCTTTGTAGAATTCCATCAGCTTCAAATTCTGTATTGTTTGTAGGCAGTTTAACGTCAGTATCGATGATAGTATCAGGAACAATTTGAACATCTAAGGTGTTCGCTGTAGATTCCAAGTTAAAAGATACGTCGCCTACTACGTCAACATTAACTGCTTCGTTGCCTACTCCGGTAAATGTTAAAATTTGATTTGCTTGAATGTTAGTAATGTCGAAATCTTGTAGATTAGCAAAAGTAACACTTCGTAGATTTACTGCATCTTGCGGATTAGTAGGATCAGCTAAATCTGCAATTTTGTTATCGCCCAGGCTCATGGTATTTTTCATGGCTAACTGGCCGTCAAGCGCCATAAAACCTCCTGTTTCAGAAGGAATTAAAGAACCCGAAGGAACAACTGCTCCACCGTGAGAGATTCCTAACCGTCTTTCAATATATACCCTGGTAGCATTTTCTGTAGGAACCGTATCAACCGCATTATCTGCAAAAGTCGCGTCTACAGAAAATTCTGAAATAGGCACGCCACGTTTAAAACCAAGACCGTCTAAGTTAGAAAGGGCAATGCTTGCCGCAAATGTAACCGAACCTGTTCCTTGGTCGACCTTGAAATAAGGACCAACTTTAAAGTTACCAAATTGATCTGTGGTGACAAAAAACACACGACCAACATCTCTTTCGACTACTTCATTAGATTCGTCCGGTGCATTTACGCTGTCACCGAATATTTCGTTTGGATAGTTTGTGTCGGCATAAGAGCCAGTTCCAATTTCGAGCAAATCATGCGAAGTAACACGAGTTAGCGCAATTCTTACCGTTAACGTTCCTAAAGCTCTTTGATCTCTAACAGGGACAGCACTTTGAATTGTATAACTGCTTGTATAAGAAACAATACTATCTACCAAATCTCTATTCAATCTTAGAATAGCATATGGTTCGCTTAAGTCGCCTTCCGACACGTATTCATTAATAATGTATTCTTCGCCCTTAAAAACAAATTTAGACCCGGGTATACGACTGCGATCTTGCGGCGCCACCGGAACCACTGCAAATTCTCTGTCTCCTGCGCTACCTTGCACCTTGCTGAAACTGTGTGTTCCTGATTGTGTGCCAGATGTGTCTAATGCAACCACGCCAATTATCGGATAGACAGCCGAAACTTGAAATTCGGTTGGGCTTATTATATTTTGTACGAAAAAGTTTTGTCCTATAGTTACAGGTGTTGGTAATTCGCCAGTGGTAAAAAATCTAATTACATCCTGGGATTGTAAGCCGTGCGGCTCTGCTGTTGTAAATGTTGCACTTGCTCCAATAGAAATAGTTACCTCTTGCGGTGGTGTAGCAGGCAACTGCGGTTGAAACAGCGTCATATCATTATAATTGTAATTTTCGCGTGTTGTAGTTTTAGTAAGACCCGTTTGGAAATATGTATGAACACCAGAGCCTGTATCTGTTATTTCTACAGGATTTCCGTTCTTTGATTCAGAAATTTGAAAAACGGTGTCTGTTAAACCATCTTCTATTACAAAATATTCTTCAGGACCTAAGCCGGTTGGTAGACTTCCAGTGGTGTTAAAGGCAATGGTATACCCGTTAATCAATTTATGAGGACGCACCCCTTTGACTGATACATTTCCGGTCGTAAAAGTACCTGCAGGCGGCGGATCTCCGGCTTCTAGTGTACTTAGGACAAACTCATTATAATTAGGAACTTCTACAACAAAATAAGTAACGCCTTCTAGTAAACCATTACTAGAAGTTGTTGGAACAAATGTATCTCCGATTCTAAGCCTATGATTATTGGCGGTAATAAAATACTCAAAACTAGAATCCGAAGCAATTTCGGTAATCTCGGTTAAAACACTTAGTTCGCCGGGGTTTCCTGTTGTCACTACTTCGATTTCGAATTCTTCGTCTACTTCATTTGAATATGCACTAAATTGCAATACACGATACACTTCTGGAGTTTCATTCAGCACAAGTCCAGTAGAAGGACGTACAGCTACATCTTCTAACTGTCCGGTTAGAACAAGTGTTGATTTTACCCTGTAGGACATTTTAGTGCCATCTGGAATGGACTGAAATAATCCTTCAAAATTTCCTGTAGAGTCGCTTGATAGATTTAATCGCGCTACGCCTTCGGGTAGACCATCTGTGCTGACAGATGTAACAGGATATCTAACAATAAAATTACTATGATCAACTTCTAACTCGCCGTTTTCTAGAGGTGTATAATCATATCCCTCTACAAACACACTTAACCCTTCCTGTTCGTTAGCGAAAGATGCAGGAGACGCTTTGCATATTACTCTTTGTGCAAAATCGTAGTACGGATCAGTAGGGGTAGGAACTTCTAAAGGATCAGACCCTGCTGCAACTAGGCCATATACACCGTGTGCAGACGAGCCGCCTACTGAACGTATTTGAGCTCCGTTCAATGCATAATAAGAAGCAAAGTTATAGTATGTAAACATGGAAACGGCTTCGGTTAAGCCGCCGTTTGTTGCCAATAGACCAAAACCCATGTCGTTTACCTGAGTAAAGTCATTAGATAACATTGATCTGTTACCTGGCATTAGTACTTCATATTTTACTTGATATTTTAAGGTTCCGCTCCCTGGGCTAGTAGTTTCAACTCCTACACCAGTGCCAGGCAATTCCTCTATTCTAAAGGTATTAGGAGTTATTTCTCCCGGTAAAACATAATACTCTTTGCCTTCTTCGATGCCTGCAGGTAATGAACTGCCTACTCCTTCTGCTGAAAAGACTACTGTTGTACCGCCAGTCAAACCGTGATCGTTTTTTGTAATTACAGCCGGTTCATCTACACTTATGGTACATTCTTGTGCTCCAGGAGCTAGGTTAAACGGTGTGGTTTCATCTAATACAAAAGTAGCTGTTGAGCCTTCTTTGTTGTACTGGAAATTACGAATATAATTAATTGTAAATCTAGTGTCAGCTACAATGAACGAGGCCGGCAATAGTGGAACTCTATCTAAACCACTGACTTTGATCCTTGTTGGATTATCGGTAGAGTCATGGAAAAACTGTAGGTTGCCCGCAAACCCATCAACAAACATGCCACCTGCAAATGTCCATTCGTTTATTGATTTCGAAAAGCTTGCTGACTCTTGACAATACGGAGATTTGGCGAGTACTTGTCCGGTGGGATCCAGAACCATCATAAAACCCCCGTGCCCCTGACAAGTTACAGCACGGATTATGTCTGCATCGTTCATTAAGAAAACGTCCATTTGATTGTTTTCTTTAGGATAATTTACACTTCCGCTGCCATCAATAACGTCGATTAAAACTTCTGTAAGATCGTTTAATACTGCATTGCTATTTGGTTTAGAATCAAATGCTTGATCGATAATTTGATTGACTGTATTCTGTTCTGTATTGCTAATAACCTCATTGTTTATCACGCCTTGCGCTAATTGTAACCAACGATTAATAGCCGCTGTAGTTTCAGAAAGCTGTGTTGTTATTGCAATTCTTCCACTAGCAGTTTCGTAGTATTTTAACCCCGCCGAAACAGTCCTAAAGTATTCTCCGTACCTTAGGTCAAATATAATACTATCTGTTATTAGACCTACATCTTTTTTGCATCTTTCGCTGTCATATGAAAATGAGGTACTGAATGGAGCAATGTTATTTTGTACCTGAGCATTGATCCAGGCTATTACTTCTTCTTGTAAAAACTGCCTGTTCAGTTCTAATAATCTAGCCGCCGCCGAAAACCCTCCGGGATTAGATATTTTTGGATAAACAGGGTCAGCACTGTTTTGTAGGTAATGATACCCAAAAAGTCTTTCTCCGATTACAAGATTGTTTGTTTCATTATCTGGTGTTGGATCTTCTTGGTCTTCTGAAATAGATAAAGATCTGCTTGCAGAAGTGTCAGGATCCGGAATGATTAGGTCGCGTCTAAAACGTTGAAATGCCCAGGGCGACGAACTTGTTCCTTTTTTAGGTCTAACAATTGTTCTTCTAAATTCGTCGCCTATTATAGCAGTATTTGGCGGAATTTTGAGTGGAAAATGCTCCTCATATATTCCAGCTTCAACGAATATACAAATTTGTGTCTGATTAGCAGGGGCTCCGTATGAGATCGGTTCGTTAATTTCAAACGTACCTGAAAGAATTTCGACATCGAAAATTTCATTTCCTTCGCTGTCGAGTGTTCCGTCATGCGCGAGAATCCTAGCAATCGCATTGCTATTTTCACCTTGGAGTAATAAACCCTCTCTTATATCCCTTGTTCTAAATGCTTCTACACTATCGGTAGTTGTTTCCCCTGTGAAATCAGTCTGTTTGCCGTTTGTGCGAATTCTGAAACGAGGTAAGTCGACTTTCAAAACAGGAACATCAGTAAATCCTTGCCCTGGGTCAGTAACCTCGATAGATATGATTGACCCGTTATCGATAGTTGCTTCGCCGAAAGCTCCTGTACCACCACCGCCTTCGGCGCGCGGTGAAACAAGAGTATAATCATTTCCGCCGTTTGTAACACTTATCTGTGCAACTTTATATGTAACGTTAAATTCTGCGCCTTCGCCGAATTCGCTATCGGTTGTTGTTTCTACATTGGTCGAACCCGGAAGTGACGTGTAAAGACCAGATGAAACCTGCTGAAAAGATGTTATAGCACCCGGCGTAGAGGCAGTTGCTAATACTTCAATAATTGCAGTGGCTCCATTTCCGCCTACTAACTCTAATCTATCACCTATTCTGTAGTTTGTACCCGGATTTGTTATTTCTAACGTGTCTACTGACATTGTAATATTTCCAGCAAATCCTGTCCCTGAAATATCTGCAACGTCTATTTCTGCCAGAGTACAAATTCCTTCCCTTTCTCCAAACGTTAAAAGTTTACGGTAAGGACCTAATTCTAATTGTGACTCAAGTGTAATTTCTTCAGCGCGTTTACATGCCGCCTCTATGCTTTTATATGCAAATGCTAAACTTCTACCTTGCTTTTCTTTTCCTAAGTCATCACGCTCGTCGCTGCCTGTTGTAGCAACATATAGATTAACCCCACTAGCAAAGCCAGCATTATCTACATAGTTTTTTGTTGCTGCAACTAATCCGTCAAATACCTCGTCGTCTGAATCTTGTGGATTGCGAGAGAGAACAAGCGGTCCGGTCATTCTACCAAACGCAGAGTCCGATTGACCCGTCACTGGATCTATACCGTCAACACCACCTAGAGAAACTTTACTGTCTGCATAGGCCTTGTTGACAGCGAGCCGGTCCGGGTCGTTTGCTTGGGAACCGTGCGTGTTAGTTAATTGATTTATTGAATCTTGTGTTTCGGTGTTGACAGTGAGATCTGGCAAGTTTCCGATTGGATATCTCTCACCTCCACTAAGTGCATTTAGTGCACCGCCTAAATTAGGAGCAGGATCGCCTGCAACATCAGAGAATTCAGAATTGATAGTAATTTGGTTACTGTTTGTAGTTTGATCTATGCTTACACCAGTACCGCCGATGATCTGTTTGAACTTCAAACCGTCTGTAGTTTGGTTAACAGTTAACAGCGCGTTTTCATTCCCAGCATATGTGGCAGGCGTGTCATCTAAACCTATAAAGGTTAGTCTCTCGCCAAGTCCTAGAGAGCTGTAAAGTTCTCTGAAGTTGTCATTTACCTTGCGAAACGAATCACG